AGGCTGGTAAGCCTGTGCCTTTTACCGAGAAGAACAAAAAGCAGCTTTGCGATGATCCCTATGTGTTGCGCGGCCTGATCCAGGCTTATGCGGACAGCGTCACTGGGGTGACGGCAAAAAACTAAAAGACGCCGCTAGGTACTGGGCCAAGGGCGGCGTAGTTGACGAGAGAGAGGCTGACCTAAAAGCATTAGGTGCCAGCCCCGAGCAGATTGCTGCAGCCCGTCTGGAGGCTGTTGAGAAGGACTGTGAGGTGTGGGAAGAGAACTGGGAAACAGTGTTGATGTTTATTCGAATGTCGACGCAATGGAATACGAGCATGGCTGGGCTTACGGGATTGAACTACCCGAGTCTTGAATGGCTCTGTAAGCTGTATTCAGTCAAGGATCCTGTCGCTTTATTTGAAGGCGTACAGGTGATGGAAACGACGGCGCTGTCGGTCCTAAACGCGGAACGCAAATGAGCATCACCTCTGAGATCAGGCTAAGGATCAAAAAAGAAGGTGATGTTGCGCTGAATCAGCTAAGCGCAAAGCTGAATGATGTTGCTTCGCGTTCTGTTGTATCAAATAAAAAGTTCAAAGATCTCGCGACAACTCTTAGAAATAACGACAATCAAATTAAAACAAAAAGCATTAATGCACTGAATGATTACAGCCGCGCTTGGCGTGAACTGGCAAATAGTGTTGATGTAACTAGCAGGGAATTCAAAGAAGCAACCAGAGAGGCCCAGCGCTTCGAGCGTCAAGCATCCAAGGCTCAGGGTCGGCGTCGTACTGGTGGTGCGGGTGGTGCGTTGGCTGCGGTCGGCTCTGCTGGTCTGTTGGGGCCTGAAGCGCTCATAGGTGCTGCTGCAGGTTTGCCGTTTGGCATGCCCTTGGCAGGTGCTGCAATTGGTAGCACTGTTGTTGCTCCAGCCAGAAGATTTGCAGGTCAAGCAGCAGAGCAAGTTGCTGACATCAAGCGCTTTCAGATTGCGCTAGCCGGTGTCAGTGATGATCTTGATGATTACAAAAAAAGTACCGATGCAGTTGCCGCAGCACAAAAAACATTTCTTTTGCCGCTTGATCAGGCGACTAGGCAGTACACAAGGCTGAAAGCAAGTGTTCGTGGCGCAGGTCTCACTACTGAAGACACCACAAAGGTTTTCAACGGCATTTCGGCTGCAATCATCGCAACTGGTGGTAGCGCTGAAGATCTCAATTCAGCACTGGTTGCAACTAGCCAAGTCTTCTCAAAAGGCAAAGTAAGCGCTGAAGAGCTTCGCCAGCAAATCGGTGAACGACTGCCGGGTGCATTCACGATTTTCGCTCAATCAATTGGGAAAACGCCAGCACAGCTTGATAAGGCTCTTGAAGATGGCAAAGTCAGCCTGGATGATTTCCTTACTTTTGCTCAGGAGCTTTCAGATCGTTATGCAGTAAGCGTTGAGCAACTTGCTACAGCACCTGAAAACGCTGGTAAACGATTGCAAGTTGCATTAACTGCAGCAATTGTCAATTACGGCGGCTTCTTTCAAAAAGTTGGCGCTTTCCTTCAGGACAATACAACTAATACTCTTAATTGGCTGTCACGGAATGATCGATTGGTCAAAGAATATGTCACCAGCTGGGTAAATGCTGGTCGAAATATTGCACTTGTTTTTACGAAAATTGGCGGGGCGTTTGCCCGGATGATTAAACGCTTGTACGACTTGATGCAATACAACCCTGGCGTTGCATTGGCAAATCAATTAAGAAAAGCAATTTTTGGCGCGGCGGGGGCAGGTGAAGACAAATTTACCGTTGAAGATTTGTTTGGCCAAGGTTTTGATTTTAAATTTGGTACAGGCTTAGGCGATAAGCCACTGCCAACAGGCGGCGAAGATGACGAAGATGGCAAGAAGAAAAAGATGCGCACGTCAAGCGAAGAGATGCTTGCGTTGGCTGAACGTAGAAATCAAGCCGCACAAGATCGCAACGCTTTAGCTGTTGCACTGATTGATTATGAAATGACGGTGCAGCAAAACGCTGAACGTTTTAACGCAAAAGAAATTGATTTTAATACGGCAAAAATTAATACTCTTAAAGGCGAAGAGACTTTGCGCGAAAAAATCTTGCGATTGCGCAGACAGGAAAAGAAAGAAATGGGACAGCTTTCTAGAAAGCAAAAAGAAGTCAATAAGGAATTAACTGAAGCGCAAAAGCTTGGCAAAGCAATTCTTCTTAATTTTGCTGATGGGATGGCCAATGCTTTCTTTGATTTAATTGATAAAGCAAAGTCATTTCGTGAAGTGTTGAGCGGTTTGTTGCGTGACACAGCAAAGCTGATTTTGCAGCTTGGTATAAGGGCCGGCGTCAAGGGTTTGTTCCCTGGCCTGTTCGCTATGGGCGGCATCATGAGCAATGACGGTGCATTCCCGCTGAAGAAATACGCACGAGGCGGCGTCGCTAACAGCCCGCAATTAGCCATGTTTGGCGAAGGCAGCACCCCAGAGGCTTACGTGCCGCTGCCTGATGGCCGCACAATCCCTGTCACGATGAAACGCGGTGCTGGTGACGTAGGCAATGTCGTCGTCAACGTCGATGCAACTGGCAGCAGTGCAGAAGGCGATAGCCAACAAGCCAATAAACTTGGTGAAGCAATTGGCGTTGCAGTGCGTCAAGAACTTATCCGCCAGAAGCGTCCTGGAGGCTTGCTCGCATAATGGCTACTTTCGACGATTCCACTGTTGGCACCAGCACGGGCGGCACTACGCCTGACTTTGGCGCTGTTAAAAAATCACAGCCCAACACTCGGATTGTGCAGTTTGGTGATGGCTATCAGCAACGCCTGTTGTATGGCATCCCGTCGCACATGAATCCCAAGGTTTGGGATCTGCAGTGGACTGCTAGCAGCAATTCCGATGCCGATGCTATTGAGGCATTCTTTGATGCTCGTGCAGAAGATGCCGCCAGCTTTGACTGGAGTCCTATAGACGATAGTGATACTTACAAATGGATTTGCCGTAGTTGGACGCGCACGCATCAGTACGCCAACGTCAACAAAATTTCGGCCACTTTTGAGCAGGTATTTGAACCGTAATGGCTATCCCTGTTTCAGAGCTACAAAACATCAATCCAAGCAGCATTATTGAGCTGTTTGAGCTTGAGCTGTCAACTGCGCTGCATGGTTCCTCGACAACGTACAGGTTTCATGCAGGCATTAACGACGTAGGGTCTGGCGCACAGGACATTATTTGGGATGGCAATGCTTACACAAAATTGCCGATCAAAGTAGAGGGTTTTGAATACAACGCTGAAAGCGGGACACTGCCACGGCCCACGATTACCGTGTCAAACCTGCTTGGTGCCATCAGCGCCATTCTGCTTGATGTCAATACAACGACGGCAGGCAATGATTTAACGGGTGCAAAATTTACGCGCATCCGCACCCTTGTTCGCTACATCGATAATGCCAACTTTGATGGTGACAATCCTTTTGGAACGCCAGATACAACGGCAGAATTTCCCAAGGAAATTTACTATGTGGCCCGCAAGGTAAGTGAAGACAGGGCTTCAGTTATTTTTGAACTGGCTGCTGTTTTTGACCTTGCTGGTGTTCGTGCGCCTAAACGTCACTGCAGTCAAAACCTTTGCCCTTGGATTTACAAGGGTTCTGAGTGTGGTTACAGCGGCACTGATTATTTCAACGAAAACGACGAATCAGTTGATGATGTGGCTGATGACGTGTGTGGCAAAAAGCTAAGTAGCTGCGAAGCCAGGTTTGGCGCTAATAACGCACTACCGTTTGGGGCATTCCCAGGTATTGGCGCATTCAACGGATGAAGGCAGCCGCTAAAGCAAAGGCACTTGAACACGCAAAGGCGGAAGATCCGCGTGAGTCATGTGGTTTGCTCATCGTCGCTAAGGGTCGCGAGCGGTATTGGCCATGTAAAAACTTGGCTGAGACTACGGAGTTTTTCATACTTGATCCAGTCGACTACGCTGCCGCTGAAGACAAGGGTGAAGTCGTAGCAGTCATTCACAGTCATCCTGTTACGCCGCCAATTGCAAGTGAAGCTGATCGTGTTGCTTGCGAGAAGTCTGGTCTGCCGTGGTACATCGTCAATCCCAAAACTGAGACTTGGGGGCAGTGCCAACCTGAGGGCTACAAGGCACCGCTAATTGGCAGGCAGTGGGTTTGGGGCGTATCTGACTGCTGGACTTTGGTGCGTGATTGGTATGGCGAGCAGGGCCTTGACTTGCCTGATTGGGATCG